ATCGTTTTAAAGTAATTCTTTTTTTCTGAATGTTCAGAGTGGATTTAATTATTTTCTCCTTACCAATAAACTGACTCTTAATAGATTGTAAGGTTCCAGTAAGAGGAGAAATTATTTTTGCCATTATGCCGGTTTAATATTCAACAGATTTGCAGTTGTCCTAGTATCTTTACCTGAAGGTATAACTGGCGTTTTTGTTCCTTTAGATCCTCCACTAGATCCTCTTCTACCCCCCATGCCGCCACCAGCTGGATTGTATACCCTCGGTGCAGGTTTAGGTGTTGGTGTAATTGGTTGTCGTACTGGTTTATTTGATCCTAATCTTGCCGCTCTTGCTTTTTGTGCTTCTGCATAATTCGCATAATACTTACCATCGGATGAAGAATAATACCTGCCAATAGACGCAGCACCCGCTTGTTTTACTCTTGCGGCAGACGCTGCATCTGCTGCTTTATTTCTATCAATATCTTTTTGAGATCCAAACATTGAGGTGAACCCTCTTCCTATTTGACCTAGAAGTCCACCTCTACCCTCAGTCTCTTTCCTTCTTGCTTTATCTTCCGCATCAAATCTAACTCCTCGTGATGCCTGTCCTGAGCGACTATGCTCAAAACCAGCATAACTTAACTTATTAAGTCTTTGTTGAGAGGTTAAACCACTTAATTCCTTTTCCCTTGCTGCTGTATTTGCTTTATAATAATCTTGAGATCTAACTCCCATAAATCCACCTATTGTTTTTGCTTTTGCAAATGCAGCATCACGAGCACCCGCAAATCTAGATTGATATGGAGTATATCCTGTCCCTGCTGCTGGTTTAGGTGTTGTTTCTGCTGCTGGTTTAGGTGTTGTTCCTGCTGCTGGTGTGGCAGTTGCCGCAGGTTTCAAACTATCGATTGTTAGTTTTCCAGACCAGGCATCATCATATCTCGGATCATTTGGGTTGCTGATTATTTTGTCATATTCCTCCCTTGCTTTTCTATTTGCTTCAGCTTCTGTATCTCTTTTCTGCTTACTTGCTCGTGCTTTTGCCTCCTCCTCTGCTATTCTTTTTTGTTGTTCTGGCGTAAATTCATTAGATGATTGTGGTGTTTTTAATGTTCTTACTGATGAAACGATTGAATTAGGAATACTTTTAGACGTTGAAGTGATGGAATTAGGAATACCTTGAACGGATGATTGTAATGCTTTTGAATCAACTTTAAGTCCAGGAATTCTAATTCTATTAATACTTGTGTAATCTATTCCTTTTTCTCTAGGTGTTGATTGATTTTTTCTCTGATTAGCGAGTAGTTGTGTATTTGAAGCGATTCTTTGTTGTCTTGCTTTCTCCTCAGCATCTTCTCGTGCAAATTGTTCTCTTCTCTCTGCTTTTCTTCTCGCATTAAATATATCATAAGCACCTGCACCATGTTTTGCATCATATCCTGCTCTGATGTCATCAATACCGCCATATGCTCTTGATTCAGTCCCAACCTGAACTGACTGTTCTCCTATTGGTCCACCACCGGCAGCATAAATTCTTTTCTGAACAATCTTGGGTCTGTTGGTTCCTCCACCTGCGGCATTCATTGCCTCTAAAGTATTAACACCAAACTTTTGAACTGCTCCACGAGACATCACAAACTCACCATCAGTAAGCATTGCAGGAACTTTATCAATACCTTTTGGTCCAGATACGACTCCAGGGATACTATTCAATATTCCTGCAAACCCACCAGACCCAAAAAGTTGTGCAAAGATACCTAGTTTGGAATCAACTTGTCCACCAGAGGCAGCAAGCATTGCTTTAAAATCAATAAGACCACCACCAAATGCTTCTGCAGTTGGTAAGGTCGCTGGTTCTGGAACCGATACTTGTGGAGCATCTTCTCCTCCACCCATCATATTCTTTGCTATTAATCCCCCACCAACAGCAAGAGCAGTGCCAGTTAATAGTCTTGCTGCAATACCTTTAAATCCACCTCCACCACCAAGAGCCGACATTGCAGCTCCTGCTTTTTTAAGACCAACTGCTTTCGCTATGGCAGCACCAATTTTTAATGCTATGCCACCAAGAGCGACAACTGCTCTTAAACCAATACCCGCAAGATTTCTGACAACTCTACCAAATCCAGTACCAAAAAGTATGTACCCAGCAACAAGAGAGGGCCACCAATCTTTAAGAAATCTAGCGATTGAGCGAACTTTATCTTGATTTTCTGGATTAGAAAACCAATCTATCAGATTTAATAATGCCTTTCCTAAAAATAAAGTAACAAAAAATTGTATAATTTGATCAAGAATATTTTTTACTGGTGCAACGACTGATTGTGCAACATTTTTAACTGCACTAAAACTATTTTCTAAACCAAGTTCTATTTTCTTTCTTCTAGCATTTTCTAAATCTTTTCTTTCTTGATTTGCCTCCGCAGCAATCTGTGATTTTTGTTCGTTAAGAAGTTGGATAATATTCGTGAGGGATTTTGAAATACCTTGAAGAGCAGCAGTGTCCGCAGGTGCAGCAATCAACTGCTGTTGGGGTTGAGCCACAGGAGTTTGGGTTGTCTTTGCACCTCCCATTAATTTCTGTGGATCTGCGACTGCCATTTTATTCTTACATTAGAAACTAGATTTTTGTTGTTGTTGTTTCAATTGTTCTTCCTCAAGATGTTGTTGCAATAATCCAACATAAACATCTCTTTCCCAAGGTATTAAATTCTCAATCTCCCATAAAGAATATTTATGGTACTGCATCAAAGAAAAATTAAGTTTAAAGTAATTTTCAAGGTCCATATGGACCATGGCTATGCGAAAAAAGATGCTAACCCTTCTAGGACAACTTCACTTTCAACCTCAGTTTTTGGATTTTTAATTTGTATTTTATGTGAAAGTTTAGGCATTGTTTCAAAGAACTTCTCAATATCCTTAAATTGAGAAGAGTTCATTGATTCTAAAAATTCAACAACTTCTTTTTTCGTTACATCGGCAGCAGACCAAACCTCATCTTCAGTGTAAATTTTATCAATACAAGATGCAATTAGTTCAAAAGATTGCTCCATTTGATTTTCATTATTAAAGTCAAAATTATTTTTAATGAACTGTTCAAGTGATGGATATTTCATCTCCATCATGATTTTTGGATCTACTTGAATTTTATTTGTATGTTCCTCATTTTTTTGTACCTTAATATCATCAAGATTAATGCTTACGGAAACATTAGTTTCATTGTCGTCTGGACAGATGATATTAACATCAACCTGTTCTCCAACAGATTTGCCACGAATATTAAGGAACAAAAATTCAATATCAAAAGTTGGTAAAGTCTCTACTTTAATATCTTTTGTATGAATACAATTTTTGATAACAGCCTTAATGGCATTAGTAATTTGCTTTGTGTCTTCACTTTCTAAAGCAATTACTAGGAGTTTTTCTTCTTTAACTAGAAATGGTCTGTATTTAATTGATTGTCCTGACGATGGCAACTCAAGTTCATAAGTTGGTGTAGAAATCTTAGGTAATGGCATGATGTCTTATAGAGTATTTCAGTGTGATTATTTATTATCGGTTTAGAGTAAATTTGCCAGAGTATGCATCTTGGACACTAAAGCTATTACCACTAGACTGTGCTGCTGGAATAGAGAATCCGCCAGTTGTGATTGGTGGAATATTAAGTCCTAAATCAGATTTTTGAGTATAAGCGGCATTTACAGCTGCCTGTTGCTGTGCAGTGAGTGGTGTGTTAAATCCAGCAGTGTTGGCATCTGCTCTAGGTTCTGGTGTTGGTGCCTCTGGTTGTGGTGGGTTAATAAAATATCTAACATATGAAAGAGAAACCGAACACTTTAGTAATGAAGAAGAGTCATATGATACTGCCATTGAGTTAACTGATGTAGGGAAACAATTTACAAATTTATACGTTAACTCTCTTCGTTGTGCGTTTTTTGTTCCTGATCCATAACTTCTTTCAAATTTAGTTACTTCAAGTCCTTGATTACAAATGTATTCCTTTGGATAATTCATCCTATAGAAATAATAACTCTTTTCAACTCCAGGGCGACCCCCTTCTTTAGATGCAATTTGTTCTCCTGCAGTATATTTCATCCAAGTTTCAAAATATCTAATCGGTAAATAATTTTCAGCATCAACATAAAAAGTTAAAGCGAGAGTATCATCAAATTGCCTCCTATATGCATGTCTATGAGTGGATCCGTGATAATCACCAGTTATATCATGAGTTGCAAGTTGAGATCCTGGAAGCACTGCCTCGGAACACAATAAGTTTAATTTAGATTGATTAGCCAGAAAATTTGGTATTCCATTTTGTGCTAGATAACCACCGGTTAAACCGTCTGGTATTGGAATTTTGACTTCAAAAAAAGAGGTAAGTGCCGGATGAAGTAAATTTGTTTTAATGTCCTGAATATTCTTGGAGGAAGGCATTTATAAATACTTTTTGACCTTATATATTATGTATGGGAGAAAGTATCAAAAGTAGATATAAACCATCTTATCCCAAGAAATACAAAGGTGATCCTAACAATATCATCTGTCGTAGTAGTTGGGAGAGAAAGTTTTGTCACTGGTGTGATTTAAATGAAAGTATTTTAGAGTGGGGTAGTGAAGAGTTTTATATTCCATATATCTCTCCTGTCGATAAAAGAGTTCATAAGTATTACCCAGACTTCATTATCAAAGTTAAGGAAAGCACAGGTCAAGTGAAGACTTATGTGATTGAGGTCAAACCCAAAAAGCAAACCAAACCACCTGTGAAAACAAGCAGAG